TCGACGGGCGACACCGTGACGGGTTTCGTCCAGCCAGAAGAAGACAATCGTCTCCCGCCGCCGAGATCAGAGATCGAGCGAGTCTACAAAGGCGAGAAGATCGTGGTGCTCGTTCTAGAGTACGGCTTCGAATACGAGGGGGCGATCTACAAGACTCTCAGCGCTGTGGCCAAGAAGATCACGGGCCAGCACTGCAATGGATACCACTTCTTCAAGCTCAACAAAAAAGGCCGTGACAAATGAACAAGACAAACATCAATCGCCAATTGAACTGTGCGATCTACACCCGCAAGTCCACAGACGAAGGGCTCGACAAGGAATTCAACTCTCTGGACGCCCAACGTGAATGCGCCGAGGCGTACATCAAAAGCCAAACGCAAGAGGGCTGGCATTGCGTTCCCGATCGTTATGACGACGGTGGCTTCACCGGCGGCAATATGGATCGTCCAGCGCTCAGGCAATTGCTGGCGGACATCGAAGCCGGCAAGGTGAATTGCGTGGTCGTCTACAAGGTCGACCGACTGAGCCGCTCGCTGATGGACTTCGCTCGCATGCTCGAGGTCTTCGAACGCAATCAGGTTGCCTTCGTCAGCGTAACGCAGCAATTCAATACGACCAACTCGATGGGGCGGCTGATGCTCAACGTGCTGCTGTCGTTTGCCCAGTTTGAACGCGAACTAATCTCGGAGCGAACACGCGACAAGATCGCTGCGGCGCGGCGTAAAGGCAAATGGTCTGGTGGCATGCCGCTGCTGGGCTACGACATCGAGCCGCAAGGTGGCAAGCTTCGAATCAACGAGGTCGAGGCCGATAGAGTCAGGGCAATATACGACCTGTACTTGGAACGCGAGTCGATCATGGCGACCATTGCCGAACTCGATAATCGTGGCTGGAACAACAAGTCATGGAAAACAAAAAAGGGAACGCTCCGGGGCGGCTCGCCGTTTACCAAAGCAACGCTGTTCCGACTCCTGACCAACGTGACCTACATCGGCAAGCTTGGCTACAAAGACGAAGTGAACGAAGGAGAGCACGACGCAATCATCTCTACGGACGTCTGGCAGAAGGTTCAATCGCTACTGAGACGCAACGGTCGAACTGGCGGTGTCGAAACGAGAAACAAATTCGGTGCGATGCTCAAAGGAATCCTGCGATGTGCATGCTGTGACTGTTCGATGACACCCACGCACACGACCAAGAACGGATCGAAACGCTACCGCTACTACGTTTGCATGAAGGCACAGAAACGTGGCTGGAAGAATTGTAAGTCCAAGTCGGTGCCGGCCGCTGAGATCGAGAAGTTTGTCGTCGACAAGATACGCCACTTTGGCCACGACGCGGCGCTCGTCGACGAGGTGGTGGAACAAGCCAAGATTCAGTCCGAGCGCGAACTGGGGGCACTTGTGGCCGAACGGGACGAGCTTGTCAAAGAGCTGGAGTACTGGAACGAAGCCATCCGCGTTGCCGCTCCCAAGATTAAGCCAGGCTCGCCGGATGCGACCTCCCTGGAGCAATTAGCTGACTGGCACGAAAGCCTTCGTCGGGCCGAACATCGGCATGCGATCGTCAGCGCGAAGCTGGCGGCGCTGCAGGCCCAGACGCTAACCCGCGAGGATGTGGTCAACGCATTGGCTAGCTTCGAACCGATCTGGGAATCGCTCACAGTTCGCGAGCAGTCCCGGATCATCCAGTTGATCGTCAAGCAGATCGATTACGACGGAGCGACCGGTCGCGTGACCATCACCTTTCATCCCGATGGCATCAAGACGATCGCTATCGAGAACCGTCCTGAACTCGTGGAGGCCGCATTATGAACAAGCCCGTAAGCGTCGACTTCCAGTTCTCCATCAAGCAACGCGGCCGTGGAGCCAAGAAGCGAATCGTCGAAGGGGCAGCCCAATCGGACGAGTCCAAGCCAGCACTCGAACGCGTACCTCGCATCGCTCGTTACATGGCTCTTGCGATCCACTTCGAGGATCTGATCCGGCAAGGCGTCGTCACCGACTACGCTGACCTCGCCCGCCTCGGGCATGTGACCCGGGCCAGAGTAACTCAGATAATGAATTTGCGACTTCTTGCGCCGGAGATCCAGGAAGACCTTCTTCAGTTTGAAGCGTCAAAACAGCTTTTTCGCACGCCACAACTCAAAGAACTCCAGAGACTAGCATCGGACTACGACTGGCGAAAGCAGCGTTATGAATGGAGACGACGGAATACGGTTTCCGACTAGGAAACGCTCCAGTTTGCTTCAACGATATCTGCTATAATTTTCGGCGGCAGGTATACAGATACGGAGGCGCTACATGTTCGATGACCTGATTCGTGAAATCCAGAATCTTAAGATGGTTCAACCTGGCGGCGTTCGAGTTGAGATCGACATGCCGCTAGATGACAAGGGTTATTTCGATCGAGTTTGCCCAAAGCGATCCTGCAAATGCAATTTCAAAGTTCTTTTTGTTGACTGGCGCGAAAAGGTTCCTGATGAGTGTGCCTATTGCCCGAAATGCGGCGGTTCAGCTGCACCGGAGGAATTCAACACACAGTGGCAAGAAGATTACATCCAAGAAGTTGCAAGTGAGTATGCCCATAACGCGGTCAACAAAGCACTTGGACGCGCGGCACGCAAAAGTCGGCCAACGAAAATCTCTTCTGGCTTGTTTTCGATCTCGATGTCGCTTAAGCACACTCCTAGTCCCGTAAAGGTTGTTCTACCTCCGGAGGCCGATGAGGTTCTCAGGCAAGACTTTGTGTGCTCGTCTTGTAGTTGCAGGTACTCAACTATCGGTCATGGATACTTCTGTCCTGCGTGTGGCCATAATTCAGCCATCCGAGACTTTGAGCATACGTTGGAACTAAGCCGCAAAGCAATTCAGGCGATTCCAACGATCGCGGAATCCGTCCGATTGTTCCATGATGAGGACTTTGCGGCAAATCTTGTTGAACAGATTGTCGAAGACCAAATCGAAAATCTTATTACGGCCATGCAGCGAGTTACTGAGGCATTGTTCAAAGAACTTCCGAACGCAGCGGCAATCAAAGTGGACGTGAATCTCTTTCAGCGAGTCGACGATGCTTCCCAGAAATGGAGTGAGGCCACCGGAAAGAGTTATGCCGATATGCTCACGGTGAAGGAGCTCAACTTCTTGAATGGAATGGTCCACAAACGACACAAGTTGGGGCATTGCCAAGGTATCGTCGACCAAAAGTACATTGACAAAACAGGTGACATGACGTACCTGCCAGGACAAAGACTACGGATTCAAGCTCAAGAGGTCATAGACTTAACTAACGTTCTAGAGCGACTTGTTGCTGGTCTGAAAAACGTCGCCGCACCGTTGGCGAGTGCCAATACGAATCCTAACCTATGACTCGGACACATTGAAAACAGTGCGCCAACCTTTTTTGTCTTCCGTCAACACAATCGGCTCGCCCTGAATGCCAAAGAAGCTCTTCAAGTTGTCGCTAAGCAATTTGCGGCGTTTTCTATTTTCACGACTGGCGGAAGGACTGGTCCAAGTCAGTTCACCTCTGTCCCTCGCAAATGCCTCTAGCAAATACCACTGCTTCGTTGGTCCCCTTGATCGTCCGTCGATCATTCCAAGGTCGGAATAGGTCAACTTGGCAGATTTATCTAGTAGTTTTACGGATACTGTTTCGGAATTGAGAAACCGAATCGTCAATTCGGACCATTTTCGATCGGCTAGAGATGTAAAGCCAAAGTGCGTTGCAGACGCTTGAGTTCCGTTTGTATTCTCGACCTTTTGCGCGGTGGTCACGTCTTCAGAACTAGCTGCACCAGTCTGCGCTGCTCCTGGGCTGTCGAACATCCTTTGGCGAGCCTTGCACAAACGTCGATTGTAATTCTCGGCCCGCTCAATCGCTGTCTCCACGCCGGGGCGGAATAGTTGCACCATGATCCACGCTGGTGAGCCCTCCTCTGGCTCGTAGGTGCCCTTCTTAACCACATATCGCTGAACCGCTGACAAGAAGCCATCAGCATGCGGCGCGACCATCAATTGCCACTCAACGTCTGCGATTGTCGTGGGGTACAGGTCCTCAAAAATTGGTTCGAACTTTTCGGGGAAGTCGCGCAGATGCTTGTGGTTATTGAGTAGGTTGGTTAGGTTTTGAACGGTCCACATGTAAGAAGAATTCAGTTCCAGATCCATCATGGTCAGCCAATCAGAGATGGAAGTGGTTGCTTCCAGCATCTTGTAATACGCTTGAGCGAGCAACATTAGAAGGATCAACCCTGAGTTGCGGTCATCCTCCTCAGGGATTCCCTTAAGCAGATCTTCAGCGGTTGCGTTCGGTGAATCCATAGAATCGCTCTGGGATGCAGTTGCAGAATCCTCTGTGGTTGCTGCCGTACCCGAAGCCAATTGGTCTAGCTCGAACGTCCTCAATTCATGAAGTATTGAATCCAGGCGAGACACGTACTCCCATCGAACTGGCTCGGACGAATACCACTTGGACTTACCTTGGTCGTGCAGAGCGTCCTTAATGGCCTTCACAAATGGCTGGAGCAGTCGACTATGCCCTGCACGTATGGCATCGCGCATACTCCTTAGAATCTGCTCCGCAGACTCATCTAGGTATACACAGGCACCATCGTCAAGGTACCAGGCTGGTAGTGAGCCACCTTCAACATCCATTACGGCACAGTCCTCTGTTAGCACCCGTGGCTTGCTTCCGGTACCGCTTCCAAACTTGCTATAGCAAGTCTGAACGAACTGTTCGAGTCGCCGTCGGTAAATGAAGAGGAACTCCCCGTCATCATCAATTTCATCACTTTTGAACTTCGGAAATTGATCGGGCTTTAGGCTGTCTAGCTGCCACTTATTTCCCGTCGCTAGCGGATTGATCTGTTTGGGTACAGCAAAATAGAGAAACATTAATCGATGCTTCTCAAGCAAGGTTCGAACACGCTCGAGCGATTGGATCTCAAGTTCACCGGTCGCGGTAGCCGCACCTTGATTTGGGCCATTCGTTAGAGATTCTTTTGGTTCTTGCTTTCGCAAGCTCTCAAGCAGTGATTCCCACTGGGTCGCACGAGAGTAATAGTTGGCTAGTTGTAGTAATTCCTGTGTCGGTTCGGGATCGTAAATACCTGGATCTGGATCTTGGTATAGCGACACCTCGTCGACGGCAGTACGAAGTCGCACAAGCTGAGTCGTATCGTCGCCACTGACTACCATGTGGGAAAACTCGTGATCACAAAACTGCCCGAACTCAGAATTGAACAGCTTGCTAAGCTCGATGGCCATCCATTCATTGTCAGCGTAAAAAAAAACCGATGGCGGGCTTGATGCATCAGAGCGTACGGTCAAGAAAAAGTAAGTAGCAGCGGCGACGTCACTCATCTAGGCACTCTCGTATGTCGGCTCGCGAATCGCTCAAGCTCCTCAGCATCTAGTGATGCAAGGGTTCGGAACACTTCTGGCTGTTCAAGAATCCGGTCAGCAATGCGCTTGGGGACGTGATGGGCGAGCAGCAATAGCTCCTCTTCGTCCGCCTCCAGTACGTCCGCAAGGCGGTGGATCAGCGACTCGGACGCCGTGCCCTCGAAGTCGAGTTTGTCGTTCTCGACTTTGCTCAGATACGAAAACCCGACGCCGACCAACGGAGCCAGTTGGCGGAGGGAATAGCCTTTTGCTTTGCGGAGTTCACGAATTCGGTCGCCGAACTTGTTCATCTTCATTCCCTGCTTGTTCCAGTGAGGCTAGCATTGTAGGATTGTAGCAGCTTGCAGGCAACATGTGGCCATGCCAGGAGGACATTCTCACAATGACCCAATTGATGGAGCGAACGGTTGAACGCGGTCGAGATCGAAGAAGCAGTCAGTAAGCTGGTCGAAGAGCCGTTCAACGCGGCCGAGTTCTCGTACGCTTTCTTGGAGGCGTTCGGCAACAAGACTGCGACCCTTCAGCGACTACGCAGCGTCGGAAAGAACTCGACGAACAAGACGGACGTGGCAGGCGACGGGATTCATTCCGTACTTCAGCGGAACAACATTCACATCGCCACGTGCTCTGCGGGTGGCACCGACGCTGTCGCTGACCTACTAAAGCTTTTGGTGGATAGTCCTGCATCCAGCAAACACAAAGCGAAGTTCGCGCTGGCAACTGATGGAAATACGGTTCATGCAGAGTGCCTGAACTCGGAAGAGCCGCCCTTGGTGTGCGAGTTCAAGGAACTGGCTGACCACTTTGGTTACTTCCTGGAGCTTGCTGGGATCTCGACCGTCCGGCAGATCCGTGAGAACGCCTTCGATATCAAAGCCACTGGGCGTCTGAATCGGTTGTACGTCGAACTGTTGCGGAATAATCCAGAATGGGACGGGGACGAACGTCGGGAAGAGCTCAACCATTTCTTCGCGAGATTGATCTTCTGCTTCTTCGCGGAAGATACCGGGATCTTCAACGGCAACGCGCTCTTTACTGAGACCGTTCGTCAGATGAGCGATCCGAGCGGTGAGAACACGGACTTTGTTCTTTCCGAGATCTTTCGCGCCATGGATGTGCCGATGAAGGCACGCGACGCGGCCAAGCTGCGTCCATGGGCGGGCCAGTTCCCTTACGTCAATGGTGGATTGTTTGGAAGTAACGGCTCGACTTCCGAGCGAGGCACAGTTCCAAAGTTCACGCAGATCGCACGGTCTTACCTGCTGCACATTGGCTCGCTCGATTGGACACAGATCAATCCCGATATCTTCGGTTCGATGATCCAAGCCGTAGCTGACGACGAGGAGCGAGGGGCTCTCGGCATGCACTACACGAGTGTGCCGAACATCCTGAAGGTCTTGAATCCTCTGTTCCTTGATGATCTGCATGCGCAGCTAAAGGAAGCTGACAAGAATCCGCGTAAGCTGCTCAATCTTCGCAAGCGACTGGCTCGCATTCGCGTCTTCGATCCGGCTTGCGGTAGCGGCAACTTCCTAGTCATCGCGTACAAAGAGATGCGCAAGATTGAAGCCGAGATCAATATTCTGCGTGGAGAGCCGGATCGTGCCTCGGAAATCCCGCTCACCAACTTTCGCGGCATCGAACTGAGGCACTTTGCTGTCGAAATTGCTCGCTTAGCCCTGATTATTGCGGAGTACCAGTGCGACGAACTTTATCGAGGCCAACGCCTGGCACTTGCAGAGTTCTTGCCACTCAACAAAGAGAACTGGATCACCCACGGTAACGCACTTCGTTTGGATTGGTTAAAGGTCTGTCCTCCGACGGGAACTGGTGGCGTCAAGCTAGTCGAGGATGACCTGTTCCAAACTCCATTGGACCAAACCGAAATTGATTTTGAAAATGAAGGAGGTGAAACATACGTATGCGGCAATCCGCCCTATAAAGGCGGGACTGAGCAAAACAAGCAGCAGAAGTCCGACATGGCCGCAGTCTTTGGGGACATCAGCAACACCTGGAAATCACTGGACTACGTATGCGGTTGGTTTATGAAGTTTGTAAATTACTCCTCTGCCTCAAACTCAGAATGTTCGTTTGTCTGCACCAATTCGATTTCGCAGGGTGAGCAGGTTGCGAGGCTTTGGCCACTGATCTTTAAAGGTGGCTTGAGAATCGGTTTTGCGCACAGTTCATTCAAATGGGCAAATCTAGCATCTCATAATGCTGGTGTGACTGTGGTAATTATCGGATTAACTTCAAAGGAAAAGCCAGCGATTTTGTTTGCAGATGAAGGTGAGTGTGCCGCCAAGCGTCGAGAAGTTGACCTAATTGGTCCTTACCTCGTCGCCAATAGCAGTGTCGTGGTTAAGGCGTCAACAAAGTGCATTTCAGCTATTTCCAGCATGACAATTGGCAATAAGCCAGTCGATGGAGGTCACTTATTACTTACACGCGACGAATCGATTCGAATGGTCGGTTTGGATGCACGAGCGGCTTGCTATATTCGAAAATTTGTCGGCTCGAAGGACGCAATCAACGGGCAGTCACGCTTTTGCTTATGGATCGATGACAAAGATCGAAAGGAGGCCGCAGATATTCCAGAAATCGCGCATCGACTTCAACTAGTTAAGCAAATGCGTAGAAGCAGCGATAAGAAGTTGACACGCGATGGCGAGCATACTCCGCATGCGTTTCAGCAGCGGCGACAGACTGGGAAAGAAACTGTAATTGTTGTTCCAATCCACTCCTCAGTTGCCAGGCAGTTCCTGCCAGTCGATTACCAGGCGAGTGGGACAATCATCACGAATGCAGCGTTTGGACTGCTTGACGCGGAGCTTTGGAACCTAGGTATCGTCGCTTCTAGATTACATTTGGTTTGGATAGCGACAGTGTGCGGAAAAATCAAAACCGACTACCGATATTCGAACACTCTCGGATGGAACACATTTCCGGTTCCGCCACTTACCGACGAAAACAAAGCGGATCTAACTCGCTGCGCTGAGAACATCCTACTTGCTCGAGAAGCCCACTGGCCTGCGACGATCGCTGACCTTTACGATCCAGAAAATATGCCGGACGACCTCCGATCGGCTCACGATCGCAACGATGAAACACTCGAACGTATCTACATTGGTCGCCGATTCAAGAACGACACCGAACGCCTCGAATCGCTCTTTAAGCTCTACACGGAAATGACTGCGAAGGGGAAGAAATGAGCGTTCAATTTTCCAACAATGCAACCGTCAAGAAATCCTTGACAGTTCGGATTTACACATTGCCAGACGGCCATCGAGGACGAATACCCCATGAGTGAACCAAAGCCAAAATCGATGCCTGGCGTAAGCGTCAGCTATGCGGGCAGTGGCCAATCCATCACATCGAACGCGATGGGCATGCGTGCTATGCAGCAGCGTGTCTGGCAGTTTCGTGGCGAACAGTACTTGCTCTTGAAGTCGCCCCCGGCATCGGGCAAGAGTAGAGCGCTCATGTTCGTGGCGCTCGACAAGTTGCATCGTCAAAACTTGAAGCAGGCTATCGTTGTCGTGCCCGAAAAGTCGATCGGCGCGAGCTTTGGAAACACGCAGCTTGCCAAGGACGGTTTCTTTTCCGACTGGACTGTCGCTCCGCAATGGAACCTCTGCAATGCTCCCGGTACTGACGGCGGGAAGGTTGAAGCGCTGGGGCGTTTTCTGGCTTCCGAAGATCGCTTGTTGGTATGCACTCACGCCACGTTCCGTTTTGCATTTGAAAAGTTCGGTGTTGAGGCCTTTGATGATCGCCTAATTGCCGTCGACGAGTTCCACCACGTATCGGTTAGTGATGACAATCGTCTAGGCGAATTCGTGCGACAATTGATCGAACGCGACAAGACACACTTGATCGCCATGACGGGCAGCTACTTCCGCGGCGACGCTGCGGCCGTGCTCATGCCTGAAGACGAGCGGCGGTTTGTGACGGTGACTTACACCTACTACGAACAGCTTAGCGGCTATAAGCATTTGAAGCAGTTGGACATCGGCTACTACTTCTATTCTGGGAGCTACCTTGACGATTTGCCGAAGGTGCTCGACGAGAACGAAAAGACGATCATTCATATCCCGAATGTTAACAGCCGCGAAAGCACTCAAGACAAGCACAAGGAAGTTGAGCACATCCTCGAGACCTTAGGTGAGTGGCTGGGCACCGATGACGTTACTGGATTTCAGCTTGTGAAGACGTCGACAGGACGAACTCTGCGAATTGCGGATCTCGTCGACGACGAACCGATCAAACGAGAGAAGGTTGCAGCGGCGCTTCGTGATCCAGTAGGTCGCGAGAATCGAGATCACGTGGACATCATTATCGCCTTGGGGATGGCCAAAGAGGGTTTCGATTGGATTTGGTGCGAACATGCCCTGACCATCGGGTACCGCAGCAGCTTGACTGAAATCGTGCAAATCATCGGTCGAGCCACACGCGACGCTGTCGGCAAAACAAGAGCCAGATTTACTAACTTGATCGCCGAGCCGGACGCTGGTGAGCAAGCCGTTACCGAGGCGGTTAACGACACACTCAAAGCGATCGCCGCTAGTTTGCTGATGGAACAAGTGCTCGCACCTCGTTTCGAGTTCCGCCCCAAGACGCCAGCAAACGGACCGAACGGCCCCAACACCCCCAGCGGTCCTCAAACTGGATTGGACTACGGAGCTGACGGATACGATGCTGGCGGCTGCAACGTTGGCGTGGACCCGGTGACAGGTGGTGTGCAGATCGAGATCAATGGGCTTGTTGAACCAGAGAGTGACGAAGCCACTAGAATCTGCCGCGAGGACCTCAACGAGGTCTTGGCTTCCTTCGTTCAAGACACCCGCACCGTCCAGGATGGCTTGTTCAATGACGAGCTTCCACCTCAGGAAACAACTCAGCAGCGAATGGGGAAGATCATTCGCGACAAGTACCCCGACTTGTCTGAGCAAGACCAAGAGGCCATTCGGCAGCGCGCCGTTGCAGCCCTTAATCTGATTCAGATGGGTGGCAAGAAAGCGAGTGGCAGTGGGGCAACTTCGAACACGGCGCTGATCGACGGGATACGCCGCTATGTAACCGATGTGCGAGATTTGAACGTCGATTTAATCGATTCGATCAATCCCTTCGGTGAGGCGTACAACATTCTCGCCAAGACGATGAACGAAGAGCGATTGCGCCAGGTCCAGTCAGCGATCGCTGGCCGGCGAGTTCAACTGACACCCGAAGAGGCTCGCGATCTTGCGAAGCGCGCCTTGAAGTTCAAGAACGAACGCGGACGCCTGCCTTCGATCACCAGCCAAGATGCGTGGGAGCGGCGAATGGCTGAGGGCATCGCATTCCTGGCGCGAATGAAACAGGAGAAGGCAAGTGGCTAAAAAGAAGACGAAGGAAGCGGCATTTACGGATGACGATGATGCGCTTTTGGCTGAGCTTGGTGTTGAGACCGAAATCAAGCAGGATCAGACCTACACGGCCAAGCAAGAGCGGATCATCGCGGGGTTCGAAGACATTCAGCGGTTCTATCGAGAGCACGAACGACTTCCACAGCATGGCGAAGGTCGTGACATCTTTGAACGTCTCTACGCAGTCCGCTTGGATCGGATTAGAGCAAGCACTGAATGCTTGGATCTACTAAAGCCCATGGATGCCGACGGAATTTTGACAGATCGTGTCTGCGAACCTTCCGAAGAGTACGAGCTGGACAGCGACGATGAACTCTTGGAAGCACTCGGTGTTAGCCCTGAAGACGATGATATCACGACGATGAAACACGTTCGTTCGGCTGCCGAGCGCAATGCGGAGCGAAACGCTCCAGAAGAAGTTGCCCAGCGCAAACCGTGCGAAGACTTTGATGCTTTTCGGCTAGACTTCGAAGCAGTTCAAGCTGATCTTGAAACCGGACGTCAATCGACCGAGTTGTTCAAGACCAGCAGTCGATCTCAAATCCGCAAGGGTGACTGGTTTGTTGTCGATGGACAGAAAGCATTGGTCGCGGATGCCGGCGATTGGTTTACACCAGAGCATGGTGAGCGTGACCGGCGACTGCGAGTTATTTTCGACAATGGTACTGAATCAGACCTGCTACTTCGATCGCTGCGACGGGCGCTAAACAAAGATGAAAAGAGCCGTCGAATCGTACCACAGCAGCCAGAGACGGAAGAGGACTTTAGCGACTTAGGTCCGCTCTTCTCCAATGTCATGGAAGACGGCGACTGCGAGTCTGGTGCGATCTACGTGGCACGAAGTCTCTCCGACAATCCATTCGTGCAAGAGAACCGCGAACTGCTACACAAGATCGGGCTCACCACCGGAGATCCCGAGAAGCGAGTGTCCAATGCCAAGAAGGAAACGACTTATCTCTTTGCCGCCGTGGAGTTGGTCGCGGTCTACCGATTAGCGAACATCAACTGCAAAGCGTTCGAGTCGCTGCTCCACAAATTCCTCGCACGCGCTCGCATCGACCTAGCGCTAGCCGATCGATTCGGCGGAAAGGTTCAACCTCGGGAGTGGTTTCTTGTTCCATTGCCAGTGGTCGAAGAGGTTGTCGAGCGAATCAAGGATGGATCGATTAGCGACTATGTGTTTGATGTGGAAACAGCGAGCATGAAGCGACGAGGAAAGTAGATGCAGAACGGTACCTTTATTCGATTATTTATCGCTAGCCCAGGAGATGTGCACCAAGAGCGTGACGAAGCGTGTCGCATGATCCACAACTGGAATGCAGCCCATTCGATGTCTCGGTCTGTTCTGATCGAACCGGTTCGAGTCGAGACGCATTCCCATGCAGTGCAAGGCGGGCATCCGCAAGACCTTATCAACGGCCAGCTACTCGACCGATGTGATTTGCTTGTAGCCATCCTTTGGTCGAGACTCGGGACTCCTACGAACTCGGATCTTTCCGGAACCGTTCAGGAGATTCGAGAGTTTTCCGAAAAGAAAGGCCCTCAGAGAGTCCTGATCTTCTTTTGTGACCGCGCGCTACCAAACTCCGCTGACCTACCTCAAGTCCAAGCGGTTCGCGATTTTAAAGACTCAATCAAGGGCAATGGTTTGTATACGCCATACACGGAAGTCGCTGAATTCGGATCATTGTTTCGCCATCAGCTAGACCTTGCCATGAACCAGATTCTCGGAGGAGATGAGTTTATTGCGGTTTCCGATGAAGCAACCCGAAAGGTTGAAGTGGTATTCGTCCCAGAGGCAAACACAATCCTCGTGGCCGCATCGATGTCAGCGCGTCCTACGGTGACGCTGAATAGCTCCATGCGGAGAGGCCATGTGCTTTCTGCTGGTGGAAAATGTCTAAATCGTCCCGGCGATGAAAGGTCCGAAGCCAGATGGGAGAGTGGACTTGAACAACTGGAGAAATGCGGTTTTGTGAAGGATGCGAGTTACAAGGGCGAAGTGTTCCGATTGACTAAAGAAGGATTCGACGTGGCAGATCAACTTTGGTATGTGCTGATACTACGGCGAATTGAATCATTACAATCACACGAACATTCCTACGTTAACTATGCTGACATCATCAACGAACCAGTCTTCGGGCAGAAAATCGGTGACTCGTTTTTGCGGGAAAAACTTCAGTCGCTGGCGTCAATGGAACAACTGGAAATCGTCCCGGTAGATGGTGGTATCGGAGCCGCAAGTCTCAATGACCTTAGTCGCAAGACGTTGCGTGAGCATAGTTTCTTGGAGTTTGCTGAGCCTGAGAGCGAAGACGACTGAACAACTCAGGGATTGAATATGAATGAGCATATTTTTGGTGGAGAATGGACCCGTGAAAAGCTCGAGCGTGTCAGCAAGTATCTACAGGCATACACGACAATTTTCCATGCTAACGAGCGAGCAAGATATTTCACGACATACTTCGTTGATGCTTTTGCAGGGACCGGAGATCGGATGGACTCGAGTATCCCTGAGCTATCTGAAACTCCATTGCTTGACGTCGAATCCGACCCTGATTTCATTGAACTACAAAAGGGAAGTTCAAGAATCGCACTCGAAGTGGAGCCCGGTTTCGACCGTTATCTCTTCATCGAGCACAGTAAGAAACGTGTCGCCGAATTAGAAAAACTGAAGGCTCTTTATCCTGGTCGCGCAACCAGTATGCTGATCGAACATGGGGATGCCAATACCGTTTTAACAAACTGGTGCGCACAAACCGACTGGCAGAGACATCGCGCCGTTGTATTCCTCGATCCGTATGGAATGCAAGTCAATTGGTCAACGATTGAGGCAATCGCGGCAACTAAAGCAATCGATTTGTGGATGCTGTTTCCGATCGGCCAGGCCGTGAACCGATTGCTCATTAATCGAAAACTTCCGCCAGAAGGTTGGGCGAATGCACTGACACGAACATTTGGTGAAGATGCGTGGCGTCAACGTTTTTACAAGAAGTCCGTTCAGCAGTCGCTGTTTGGCGATGAAGAGCTTGAGACGAAGGTCGCGGACTTCGCAGATATCCAAGCGTACTTCCTTGAACGCTTGGGCTCGGTTTTCGAGAGTGTAGCCAAGAACCCTTTGCTGCTATGCAATTCTCGAGGCATGCCGATCTACCTGCTCTGTTTTGCCGTCGGCAATGAGAGGGGCGCGCCGACTGCTGTGCGAATGGCGCAAGACATTCTTCGCCCCTAAGCGATTGCTGCGACTGTCGAGCGAGTGTCTCGTGGCAGCATCAGGCCTGCCTCTAAACCACGACGGACTGCAAGGGGTGGGATTGGCTGACGATTCACAGTTGGATACTCATCGTAGGTTCTGCCATCCAATTCGCGACCATATCTAGCTTTCCGTACGCCTCCCCACTGCTTGAAGAAGAATGGGACATTTTGCTTAACGCACTGTTCTCGGATCGAGGTGACCCATTCCACTTGCATCGGTCTAGCTCCGTTGCCGCTCTCTCCGCCGACAATTACCCACTGCATGCCTTTCAGATTGAGTTCGCCCAAGTCTTCAAGGAGCGGCTCAATCGAAAGGAAATTCATCTTTGCTTTTGCATCACGCAATTGCTGAATTCTGGGTACACCTGACTTCTTATTCTCGACGCTTGTTCCCCACCAGATATGTTCCAAGTTTGCTGCAAATCTCAACTTGGTTTGCAGAAGATCTCGCAAACGATCGACCCGCTTGGTCAACACCTGGTAAATGTGCCAGTTCGCCGTTGTCATCACTTGGGCAACTTGAACGATGTAGTCGTCTGGGACATCTTCGTGGAACAGATCGCTCATCGAGTTGACGAAGACCATTTGCGGTTTCGTCCATTGAAACGGCTCTGGCAATTTGAGTGGCACTAGACGAAGGTCGAATCCGAACTCAAACGGATTGCCTGGGACGCCGCGAAACCGCTCTGCAAATGTTTCTGCATAACAGTGCTTGCAGCCAGCACTAATCTTTGTGCAACCACGAACTGGGTTCCAGGTCGTGTCCGTCCACTCGATTTTGGAGTTAGTGCTCATTTATTCGGTCCTCGAAAATTATCTCCGCTGCGATTCGCATTGGAGTAAGTACATTTTTTGGTGGCCTGTGACAAGTTTGGTCACCCTATTGCTCTTGCCATTGTTCCAGCAGGTATTCGGCAGGGTGGGGGAATCCTGGACACTTGGGCGGTGTGCATTGACCAAAGCAGCAAAAGTTGGCCGACATCCGCCATTTTACCCGCTATCGAATGGTCAGTGCCCTTCTGTTGGAATACCCGATTGACGACCCAAACGACGGGCGAAAGCGCAAGAATTGCCAAATCGGCTTTGCTAGCAGATGAAATGGAAAAAATTTCCCGATTCGCAGGAGCTGTGACCTAACGTGTCACAGCCATCGGGATGATAGCATTCGCGATTGGCAGTGGCTTGGCCTGGATGGAATCACTCAGGACAACGGTCATGGACTGGCGGATGGGATGCCCACGCTAGGAATTTGCACGGTGGAAGCCGTAGGCCAGCCCCTGCCAATCGCATTTATTGTGCGTCAGTCGTTTGGATCGCTTGACGTTTTGATCAATGAAGGATTGCTATGGAAAAATGATTTTCAAGGTTTGCATCATGACCACTGTTCGTCTTCCGCGTCTATCGCGCCCCGGTGTCTTGGAATCAATCGCCAATGAGCGATTGTTTGCACTTCTCCGTCCCTATGCCGACTTCTTTGCTAGTCGGGCTGTACCGATCGAGACACCAGATTCGATCGAGTGCCAAGCGGTCATTCGCGAGATAACCAAGGCCGATCGAGACGCTCCCTCGGACCTGCTGGATGCGATCAGTTTGATTGATGAACTAGCCAACGCAGTCTCTGTGGAACTGTTGCTCGATCGCGTGCCAGCGCAATCACTGGGGATCACGCCAGGAGGTAAGCACTCGTCTGCTGACATCATCACTGCCGCTTGGCTGTCGAATCGCGAAAAGCTAATTCAGACGCATGCGTTGTCGCGTATAAAAAGAGTGCGCTCGTTCGATTACTTCCAAGCGAGTCAGACGATGGCTCCTAAGTTTGTGACTCCGGCTGAGGAAACGCTGCGGCAATTGGAAAGAGATATAGACTCCTGGCATGTGGAGCGATTTCGGGCGCACGGCACCAAAGTCGAGATCTTCGAGAAACCCGATGAGGTTGAATTCTCCATCATGCATGGCAGCCTCTATCGTCGTCAGCAAGTGGTCGAGAACGGTCGATTTGGATTCCAATCGTTCTGGCCTGTGCAAAGTGCATCAGCAATCTACAACCGCGAGTTCGGGGAGCTACGGATCAATGCCAAGACGGCCAGAGAGAAAGCCCTCTACTGCCGTCTCTTGGGCAAGCACATCTTTGGCAATGAAAACCTGTTCCCCACGGGTACGAAATATACGCTCGATCCACTGCGTGAGTACGAGTTCGCAGCATTGGCACCTGGAGGCATCGAAGGAATCAGCGATGTTCGAATGATCGAACTGTGGCTGGGCGACCCAGATGATCGATACGGCGTCATCACCATTCGTAAGGGTGATGATCTACTTGATTGGGCACAGGCCAAAAAGAAGAACATTTGGTTAGAGCGGCGACTTATCTCGGCAACGTTCAAAATGGAGCTGTTGCGTCCCAAACGCGAGCTGGCGATCACAGTCCGTCCACCGAACGTTGCGATCTATAGCCGAGGACCTGTTGCGGCGATCATCGAGGCTTGGCTTACCGAGAGAGGTTTCATCATTTCACAAGAGCCGCCAAGGAGGACTCGGCATGAGCCAGCCCTGGCGAGCGCTTGAGCAACTCGACGATGTGGCGACCTCCCATCTGAGCTGGCGGCTGTTGCTCGGCGATGCATTTGATTCGCACCGTGAACTCCTCATGCCGATCAACGACCTTGCTGCGACGCTGCCTGTTCCAGGTCGTCCGTACGAGTGGCTGGAAATTGTCGAGGTCGAGGATGGTGTCTTCGAAGGCTACAACGAAAAGACCGAGGAGTACGTTCCGGTCGATCGACGCGACATCGTTTGCTACGAGTTCAGCTTTGGCAAGCTCGCCGCAGAGCTGGCTTCGCTAGTTGGGTATGACCTGGCATTCGAACGTCTCGGAGGCCCGATGCATCGATACAAGCTTGGTCACTACGGGAATCCCAATGGATCTGGGTTCTCGTTGTTCTTGTCCAAAGTCAGCGATCCTCGCCGGCTGGATTGGTGCATCGATGCGTTCATGGCAGAGTTTCAGCGACCATTCGTTTTGTTTCTCACATCCAAACGGATGTTGAGTAGTCGCAACGAGACCATGTTGGACTCGAGAGGCACTCTCGTAGTTCCGCTCGATCAATCGTTGCTGCTCCGTGATGATGGCGAGTGGTGCCTGTCTCCATGGGCGCGTCAGCAGTTGGTTGCTTTCCGCGATCGACTGATGCCACCGGCGAAAACCGTGACTGGTCGATTCCCAACTCCAAGCGGTAGCCGCTGGAGCGATGTGGAGATGCGTTTCAGCGACACTGAGAAGATCAGCGTGGTCATCCGCGACCAGCGACAAGTGTTGACCTACTCTCAACTGGGGTTGATTGATTCACGAAGTGGTAAGCCCAGCAAGCAGTGGGAGCTGCTTCTTAAGTTTGCTAGAGAACATGGCATGATGACCTGGCTCTCTCCTGACGCCTGCCGAAAGAATCGTAAGCAGCGAGAATTGCTTAACAAGTCGCTTCAACAGTTCTTTGACATCGAGGGCGAGCCGATCGAGCTTACCGACGATCGAAAGGGTTGGAGATGCGTTTTCAAACTGCATCCCGAGGACTGGGAGCACTCGTTCTCTTCAGCGAATCAACCAAATCGTCAACAAGACGAATGGTGAAATCGTCGCTACGCCGGCTGCCATAATCAAAACTAAACAACCGCGAGTCGTTCTGTTGTACACGCGGTTCTAGGCGGCCTTGCGGGGATTGGTTAGCCATCCCCAGCCTCTTGGCGCTTTGAATCCCAGGCGATGGCGAATCGCTCTCTTTACGGACTTGCGCGCCGCGATGCTTTTCTTCAGCGATGGTTTGCGAAATCCGAACTTCACGCGGTGGCCTCCCCCTTCTCAACTGGGAATTTTGGGAATTTCCCAAAACCCTACTCCTGGGATTTCATCAAATTTCTCACTGCGTTTAACCCGTAAATTCCAAGGTTTCCTGTGGCGACGAATGGGAATTTTCTTCTTTCCCAGGCCGTTTTGGGAATTTTCGCCAGTAGCGGACGACAGGTCTGATTCACATCAGGAAATAGCTCGCGAACAAGCGAGCGGGCCTCACAGGCTTTAACTTTCGGACCTGTTGCCTGTGAGGCCTCAATCAGGAGGTCCGTTCATGTCAGACAACCACTCTATCAATCTCGCCGATGACAACTTCGTTCGCAGTGTCATCCATCGGCAGGTTGGAAAGCTGATCGCCAAGTCCGACTTCACCCAGCAGGATCGTAGTGATCTGGTCCAGGAGGTCTACGTCCGAGCGACGAAGAGCCTTCGACTCTACGACCCATCAGTTGGCCATCTCTACCCGTACGTTTGCACCGTGGTGCAACGTCACCTGGCCAACGTGGTTCGCGATCGCTCGGTATCAAAGCGTGCGACCGCCGGCCGCGTCAGTCTCAGCAAGAGCGTCCGCGGTGATGACGGCGGTCAGGTCGAAATGTCCCACACCTTACACCACGAAGATCAAGACCGACGGTTGGGACGTGAGCGTCGCCTTGGCGAGGAAGAGCTCAACGACCTTCGCATGGATTTGGCAACGTTCATATCGAAGCTACCGGAGAAATTCCAAGACATTCTCCGTCGCCGTCAAACCCACTCGATCACCGAGATTTCTCGCGATCTCGGCATCCCTCGCACCACGCTCAACGACTGGATGTTGCAGATCCGCAAGCTCTTTGAAGAAGCGGGATTTGACAGATATCTGGAATCGTAACCGTCAACTCACCCGGGTACCGGGTATTCCAACAGATAGAGAGAGCAAGTTTCAGCCAACACAAGTCACCAGCAGTAGAAGGACATCAGTTAATGAGCGCACCCGCCATGAATATCGAACAACGAGTCACCGTCTCGCTCGCTTTGCAGCGATACCTACGAGCGGTCGAACGCTTCGAAGCCGCTTCCAACGAGTTCAACGAATCCTGCCAAACGATTCGTGAGGCGCTTCCTCGTGAGTGCCGATTCATCGCAAACATCTCGCACCAGCACTATCTGGTGACCAGCGATCGCGAAGGCAACTTCGAGGTCGAGTCAGTCGACACGGTTTGATTCGAAACCTGTCACCCATCCCTCTTCGACCTCCTCGCTGAAAGATCCGCAGGCGATGTCAACACGACCTTTACCTCATGAACCCGGTGATCGGAAGTGCCTGAAGTGCAACGAAACGTTTCGTTCCAAGAGTGCAGCTAACCGCATTTGCAAGAAGTGCTCGCAGATCAATGCGTCGCTGAAGGTGAGTGAAGCTCAACTCGCTCGAGAACGAGGTGCGAAACGCCTCAACGGCAATCTGATCGAAGAACAGGACACCTACGAGATGAACTTCTCATAAGCCGCAGAAACCAAAGAAAACGTACCCATTTTCAGTTCGAAAGCCTTATGTCTCAAGCAACCCTAACCTCTGAAACGAGCGACAAGAACGTGCTGACCTACTCGGCACTCAACACGTTCCGCAATTGTCCTCGCAAATACAAACATCGTTACGTCGATAACCTGCGTCCACGGATGAAGGTTGAATCGCTGTCGTTCGGAAGTGTCATCCACAGTGCCATCGAGATTTGGTATCGCTCGGTGGAAGATGCCAATCGCTTGTGGATTGTACTGGATTTCATTGATCGCAGCTTTCCAGAGCGAGCGACCGACGAGAACCAGCAAGCGAATTGGCACTTGGCTCGTGCGATCATGACTGGTTACGCCTCGCGGTATGCAACCGAAGACTTCACGATCATCGAGATTGAGAAGTCATTCACTGGAAACATTCGCAACCCGGACACTGGCCGCTGCAGCCAAACGTTTGTGATGGCTGGCAAGGCAGACGCGATCGTACAGCGATCCGATGGCATGTATCTGCTCGAGCATAAGACCGCGGCTTCGATCGATTCCAACTATCTCGACAAGCTTTGGACCGATACGCAGATCGCGTTGTACTGCTATTACCTGCGTGAATTGGGCTATCCGATCGTCGGCGTGATTTACAACGTGCTGCTCAAGAGCCGGCTTAAGCAAAGCAAAGGCGAAACGCAGGAAGAGTACGAAGCACGCCATGCGGAGCTAGCCGCCAAGAACAAGAGCGGCAAATCAACGGCCAAGCGCCAGATGCCTGAAACCAACGAAGAGTTTCAGGGCCGGCTGGCAGCCTGGTACGCCAAACCCGAAGCGTTCCATCGCGAGTTCATTTATCTCTCCGAAGACCGTCTCGCCATGCTGCAAGACGAGGTCTGGGAGATCACCCAGCAATATCTCGACGCGCGACGTCGCGGCAAATGGCTGCTTAACACATCGAGCTGCTTCTCGTACCAGCGACCGTGTGAGTACCTGCCTTACTGCCAATCCGGCTTCAATCCAAACGTGGTGGACAACCTCTACGAGATCACTCCACCGCATGAGGAACTCAATTCAATCGATTCTGACGCACCCGTTTTTTGAAAGGACTGACACTCAATGTCAATTGCATTACCAACCGAAGCATCCAAACCCGTGACCGAACTCGGCAAACAAACGATCCTGCTCTACGGCAGCCCCAAACTCGGAAAAAGCTCGTTCGCGAGCAAGGCTCCCGGTTCACTCTTCTTTGAGTGTGAACCTGGGCTCAATCACTTGGAAGTTTTCAAAGTGCCGACCTATTCGTGGGAGGCATTCCTCGAAGCGTGCAAGCTTGTCGCGAAGGGAGATCACAACTTTAAGACAATTGTGATCGATACCGTCGACAACGCTTTCAAGATGTGCTCGGACTACGTTTGTGCCAAGCATGGCATCGAGTACGAAGGGGACATGGGCCACGGCAAAGGCTGGGCTCTGGTTAAGAACGAATGGCATCGCGTGCTGACTCGTTTGGCCAGCCTGCCATACGGCTTGATTCTCATTTCGCATGCAGTCGACAAGACGATCGAAACGCGAACCGGCGAGTACACCAAGACCCAACCGAGCCTTCCCGATCGCGCTCGCAACGTGGTCTTAGGTCTGGTCGACATCATCCTCTATGGCGATTCGATCGCCAAGAAGGACGCCGCGGGCAACGTCACCATTGAACGTGTTGTGCGCACCAAGCCGCATCCAACTTATGAGGCTGGCGACCGCACTGGTCGTCTGCCTGAATTGCTCCCCCTCGACTACGAGCAATTCGTCAAAGCTTTCAATTCTCCCGCTCGCAGCTCGGAAACCGGCACCAGCAGCGCAGCGAAGAGTTCCACGCCGGCAAGCACCCTTTCAGGAAAGGCTAAATAGTTATGAGTGATTACGAATCATTCGAACCTATCGATTCGCAAGTCGACCTCACCTCGTTTGATGACGAGTTCGAGACGGCAGACGCGCCGAGCTACGACGAGGTCCCCGACGGCAAGTACCAAGTGAAGATCCAGACCGCGAAGCTTGAATCGAGTCAGAAGGGTGACCCGATGATCAAGTTCGATCTGGTGGTCATCTCTGGTTCGCAGGCTGGTCGCCACATCTTCAAGAACTCCGTCATCACGCAGGCATCGCTGCCATACGTCAAAGGCGATCTGAAGACGCTCGGTTTGGAACTGGCGAAGTTCAGCGAATTGGCAGGTCGGCTCGACGAGTTGCTGGACAAGACGCTCGAAATCACCAAGCGTACGCGAGGCGATTACACGAACGTGTATTTCAATCGTCGGCTGAACATAGCTCACGCTCCGAGTGTTGGAGTGGCGGATGAGGACTTGCCGTTCTAAGTCGCTGGTCAGCTACCAGCGTTAGTCGTTCCCTGTGAACGGGTGCGGCCGAGGCGGGATGGCGTGACTTGGAAGCAACTCTCAGCGATGTGGTTCTTTTGCCGGGTCCACTTCGCGCTTCCTTGTCCAGACTCCCCGTGCCTGCCTCGGCTCTTTCTATTTCATCACTCGGATTGGATTGTCAGGAAAACATGGATTTCCGAATCGTAATAGACTCGAGAGAACAGGAGCCTTACACGTTCGCGTGTGAGGTCGTGAAAGCCAAGCTTGATGCCGGTGATTACTCGGTGGTTGGCTTCGAACAGCGAGTGGCTGTTGAGCGCAAAAGCCTGCGTGATTTCGTCGGCACCGTCATTCACGATTTTGATCGAGTCGCTCGCGAGCTTCAAAAGCTTTCGGCGATGGAAGCGGCGAGCATCGTGGTTGAGGCTGATCTAACTGCTGTGCTTTGCGGCCAACATGCTGAAGCACTCCGGGCAGTCGCTCCACAATCATTGC